CATTTTTAAAATTCGTCTAGCAGCTTCCGGAACAAGCGGCATCACTGAACAAGGCCAATATGACGTTTTAATTACTGAGCCCAGCAATGATGCTTATTATATTTTGGAAGGCAATGCATATTTAAATCCTGGACTGAGCTATAAATGACAGTCATTGTTCAAGAAAGCAATAGCACTGTTGATGTGACGGAAGAAAACGCTTCCGTTGTCATCGTTAATCAAGCTGGCAATGAGATAGTTGTTACGGCAAATAACGCCCCAATTGTTGCCATTGGAGCATCGTCTTCTGTTGAATTAGATTTCTTTGGCAATGGTCCTCAAGGCGTGCCTGGCCCTGGAATCATTCCTAGTGGAACCACTGGGCAAGTATTGGCAAAAACAAGCAATGCAAATTATGACACGCAATGGAAAACGCTAAATATTTCTGATTTGGCTGATGTCAACGTGAGCGCTAAAACTAACGGTAGCGTGCTTGTTTATGATGGAAATAGTCAACAGTTTGTTGCCAATTCTTCTTTCACTTCATTGTCTTTAACGGACGGGGGTAATTACTAATGGCGAATACCATTCGCATTAAGAGGCGTGCAAGTGGTGCCGCTGGTGCCCCCACGAGCCTGGCAAATGCCGAACTTGCTTTTAATGAAGTTGATGACGTTCTTTATTACGGCAAAGGCACTGGCGGAGCAGGAGGTACTGCCACTACTGTTGAGGCGATTGGCGGAAGCGGAGCGTTTGTCACCCTAACTGGCAGCCAAACTATTAGTGGTAATAAAACTTTTACTGGCACTGTTTCGTTTTCTGCTGTTAGTGGACTAACCACGATTGGTGATGCCACGATTGGCGGCAATCTTACTGTCAATGGCACTACTACAACTGTCAATAGCACAACTGTACTTGTAGACGATAAAAATATTGAGCTTGGTAGTATTGCAAGTCCCAGCGATACTACTGCCGATGGTGGCGGCATCACCCTTAAAGGCTCTACAGATAAAACTTTTAATTGGTCTAATGCCACTGATGCATGGACTAGTAGTGAGCATTTAGACCTTGCCAATGGCAAAGCCTTTTATATCAATGCCACGCAGGTATTAAGCGCCACTGCCTTGGGCGCGGGCGTGGTTTCGTCAAGCCTTACTAGCGTTGGCACGATTAGTGGTGGCACGTGGCAAGGCACGGCTGTTGCAGTGGCCTATGGCGGCACTGGTGCTGCCACTGCTTCCGGAGCCCGCACCAATCTTGGGCTGGTTATTGGCACAAACGTGCAGGCTTATGACGCAGATCTTGCGGCATTGGCGGGCGTTACGTCTGCTGCTGATAAAGTGCCCTATTTCACAGGCACTGCCACGGCTGATGTGGCTACGCTCACCAGTTTTGGCCGTAGCCTCATTGATGATGCTGACGCTGCTGCTGCCCGCACGACGCTTGGTCTTGGCACCATGTCCACACAGAATGCCAATAATGTGAGCATCACTGGCGGCAGCATTGATGGCGTAGAGATTGATGGTGGTTCGTATTAGGGCTAAGATGGCGGCAAACGCTTTCTTTCCATGAATCCTGAACTGTGGCCTGACAAATGGTATGAGCAAAAAATTGAAATGATCTCTGAAGCTCTTCAGGAGCTTCTTACTGATGGCGATGCAGCCAAGGCCAAGCAAGGGCTGATTGATTCCATTGCTTCGTGGACCAGTTATCACGAAGAGGAACTGGCCAAATGGAACCGGCTTAAAGCTCTTCTGGGCCTTTGAGCTGGTAAGTGATGCGAAGCTCTCCTCCGAGGGCCTTCACAGCCTCGCTGGCATCCGCTGGCAGGGCTTTCTCAATCATGACAGACGGAACAATGGCATTAGGCAAGGGCGTGACAATGGCATCAGGAAAAAGCTTTTTAGCTTGATCAGCCAAAGCATTGGCTTTTGTTTCTCTTTCTTTTTTTTCCCATTGTTTTACTAATGCTGCCGCTTGCTCGTCCACTTTTTCCATGACAATTTTGGTTTTCCATTCTGCCCAATCTGGCCGGCAATAAGCCATGAACATTTTGAACCATGGTTGAAAAGCAAGAGAGGGCCGTTTTGTAACGGCCCACAGTCCTGCTTCATAGCACAAAGCATTAAACCAGCTTTGGCCGCTCATCCTTCTTGGAAAACACTGGCAAAGACGGTGCCAGCTTTAGTGAGAGGCAGAATGCGATCACGAAGATCAATATTATGACAGCGCACGCAACCATGCGTTGGGAAAAGAGGTTGCTTGGGTGCCCATGCGCCAGGCCAGCCGCATGCACTGCCGCCCCCATGAATCATCAGACCGGCGCGGCCAATGCCAGTTTCTTGCCCTTCTAAATCAATTAAATCAAAACTATACCAACCATAGGCCATAAGAGTGCGATCATAGGCGGGCTTATCTTTCTTGCTTTCATAGTCTTTGTAAATGGCACCAATTTTATAAACGCCAGGCGGCGTGTCAGAATTTTGCAGCTTAAATTCATTGTCAGAATATTGCCCGCGAGCAAGACAAGGAATTTCCCATAAAAATTCGCCTTCAAAATTAAAGGCTTTCATTGTTTCACTTATGTCATTAACAATGAGATGGGAATCTCCCTTTTTAAAACCAAACTGTTGGGGCTTTTTCTTGGGACCAATCATGATAATTTGCGTTGATTCAGGGGCATATTCTTTCATTAGCTTAGACAGTTTTATTGGATAGTCAGGATCAGTGGCATAGTGCTGCTCCTTTAATGCACGGGCCGCTGCGTAACGATTGGGCGCATTGTTGATACCTTTGAAATGACGATAGTCTTTATACCAGCGAGTGACAAGATAATCAATGCATGCAGCAAGGCTGGGAAAATCAATAAAACCAGCCTTAATGGTCACCCACTGACCGTCGTACCATTCTTGAGTGGTTGTGGCAGTGCCAGGTCCCTTCAAGCCAAGATAATTGTTTTTGCCACTAGTGTGCTTACCAAAGCCACTTTCTAAGCAGCATTGTGCTGCGACAAGCTCGGGATAGCGAGCGCCGCAACGACGGGCTGTCTGGAAGCATTCATTCCAGAACGCCCTACTATCAGCCCACATGACTAAGCCTCAGCCCTTCACGCGGAAAATAGTCTTCAGTCCTTCCAGAAGAAGCTGGAGCACGTTGTTGCTTTTCCAAGGGGAACGATCAAGAATTTGATCTGCAGCAGCAATTAAAATGCCACCAATAACAAACCATTCAGCGCCGCTCATTGTTTGATAAGCGAATTTATATTTACAGCCTAGCGTCGAATTTCTAAAGAACGCACCCTAGTTTCAAGAGTGGTGATATTTTCCGTAAGAGTGTCAAGCTTTTCCGTGATACTTTCAATTTGCGTGGCCACCTTAACTTGTTGGTTCCCTACTGTAATTAACATTGCTCCAGTGGATAGCAGCATGCCAGCCGTCAATGTGGCTACAAAATTTGCAAGACCTTCTTGAAAATTTTTCATTGATAGCAGTGCATTTATTAATTATAAACATTCTCATTGAGGCAAATTGAGCCGTTAGATTAGTGGCAAGAAAATTAAATATGCTCCCATGCAAGTAGCGAATGGTCCCGATGAGCTGTTACATTCTCTCATTGAACTTCGCCCTGGAGATGCACGACGCCGATTTAGAAAAAGCATTTTTGAAGACTATCCACTGAAAGGACCGTTCGGGCAGTGTGCCTGTGCCTACTGCGGCAAGTGGAACGAAAAGCTTACTTTGGACCACATTGTTCCCAAAAGCAAGGGAGGTCCACATTTTGCAAAATATAATTTAGTGCCATCTTGCAAGAGCTGTAATTTAGATAAAGGGGCAGAGCGTATTTTTGAATGGTGGAGGCCGCAACAATTCTGGACGCCTCGTCGAGAAGAAATTTTGACGAGCTGGGTGCATTGCCATAGCTTTGTCAGTGCCCACACCTCCCTGCAAGATGTGGAAGCATATGCCGAGGATCGCGGCCTTTATATTCCTTCGCAAGAAAAAGCCCCCATTGTCGGGGGCTTTCTATTAGGAACAGTTTGCGCTGCTTAGCAATCGTTGATAGGAGAGAACATGGGCTCATCAATGGCCCTTTCTCCAATGCGAGCGCCAGGCATGGGGCAGAAGCCGTCTTTACAATTGTTTTCAATGGCATCAAGGGCTTCCTTCTCTTGCTCCATTTCCATGGCAAAGATGAGAGCCTTTAGATACCACTTGGCTTTCTTTAAATCTTCCAGGCCGTTTTTATTTTCATAGCGCCAAACATATTTGACGATATTGCCCTTGAGAAAGCCGCGAAAGGCTTCAGGGCTCATGCAAGCTTCTAGTGCTTCAATGGCCTCGATGCCACCAGATGCATAGTGCATGGGGCTGTTAACTGGATCAAACACTTTAGGGCGACCTTCAAAAGGAACAGTCATTGGCTTCAAAAGCATCAAAAGCCTCTCGGAACAGAGGCCGTGCCAGCAAGGATAGTGCCTGAGCATAGGCTTGGATTTCACCTTGAGCATCTGCTGGTGAGCGAAGGCTGATGAAATGCAGCAATGCTTGCAAACTACAGGTCCAGGTGAAGGAAGTATAGAGCGACGTGGGCAGTACGCCACGAGCTTGTTCTTTACTCACACCAAGCGCCATGAGCGTCTGATAAGCGCCTTTGGCGGCCTGCAAGCCCTTGGCATATTCAATCATGGCTATCTCATTGGAGCGGCCTTCCAGGGGGCCGGCTGAGGCTTGTTTATTGCTATCGCTTTGCTGGCGAAACTCACGAGGCATGTAAAATTCTTCACTATCAGCTTCACAATATCTAAAGCTTTTTTCGTTCCAGCCCAATTGGTCATTGGCATAAGTGCCGCCAATAACGTGCTTCCACCATTGCCGAGCAATGAAGAGAGGAGCTTTTACTTGCCACTTCGTTACAACACCACGGAACGGGCTGGTATGTTGATGCTTAACTAAATAATTCAGGAGTTTTTGGTCTTTCTCCGACCATTCAGCGCTGCTTTGGCCAAAAGATTGGCGAGCATCGCAGACGATATCAATAGAACTGCCCATCCAGTCAATAAGACGCACAAAGCTGATGCCATCGTTCAAAGGATCAATAGAGGAGTTAATGGGAGCCATGAAACAGAGAGGCCGGGCGTAAACGCTGCAAGCTGATTGTAGGCGAGATCTTGGTTTCTGAATGCCAGACAACTACTGCCCGTTTCTTTCCACCATTAAAAACAAAACCAATGAGAGTACCGACAATGCTAGTCAGCATCCATCCTGCTGCTGTTGGCTGCACATATACCACTTCTTCTCCAGGGCACCATTCGTGATCGCGTGGGGTGTGTGGAAGCTGAAATGGACGGTGCTCCGTAGCTTTAATTACGGCTTTCTTTCCATCGTCCACCTTGTAAACAAACTGTCTGCCATAGCCCCTCCTGGTTAGGCTAAAGCAAACAGTTTTGGAATAATGTCCACGCATTTCTCTATTCCAGTAGAGTTAAGCTATCAAGGCCGTCCTTACATTGCTGCCATGGGTCCGTTTGAACGCAGTTTAGAAAGAGACTTCGCTTTGGCTGCCAATAAGCGTGCCATTGCAGAATGCTCTGACGTGGAAAAACTGCGGGAAGTGGCAGTAAATTTAATGGAAGGTTGGTCCAACATGCAAGAGGCTGTGGGCTCGTTGGTTAAGGAAAACCTGGAGCTGCGTCAAGCCATGTCCGTGAAAGAATGGGATTTGCAAGCTGCTGCTGAACTGCTCGATGAAGCTACGCAAATGGTCAATGACGAAGTGCAGCGGCAATCTTCTCAAGCCAAAAGGCGTCTTTGGCCGTTTGGCTAGTCAATAAAAACACTCTCCATCCTCCCATTGTGGCGAGGTTGAACTTTCGGGCATCACGCTCATAACCACTGCCGGTAACGTGACGGCCTCGATTGAAAGTTCCGCCTTGGATTTCAATGAGGCTATTGGATGGGAGGTGAGCGAAGTCAGCCCGATAACGCTTAGATCGTTTTGATTTTGCATAGCGCTCTTGAAAATCAGCTTCCCAAGTGGGAACATCACTGAATTCTCTGATCAATGTGAGATCGGGATAGTGAGCTTGCCACAGTCCGAGAAACTGATCTTCAAGGGCACTCACGCATCAGACGGCAGCGAAAGATACTTTAGCGCCTTGATTCTGATACTTTCCTTTGCCATAGGCTTGGCCTA